GCCATGATGGTGTCGATTTCGAATGCCTGAAAGTGAGCGAAATCGCGGATACGTTACTGGATGAGAATTTCTGTGAGTCGGATGTCGTCGCCGTGGATGAAGCGCAGTTTTTTGATAACCTGAAAGGTTTCGTACAAATGTGTTTGTTTCTAAAAAAGACAGTCATACTCGCAGGTCTCGATGCCGATTTCAAACAGGAAAAATTCGGTGAAATTTTAGACTGTATACCCGTCGCGGATAGTGTGACCAAGTTATCAGCGTTGTGTATGAGGTGTAATGATGGAACACCCGGGCCGTTTACGAAACGTATCGTAAACACCAAGGAATTAGAGCTCGTGGGTGGGAGTGAATCATATAAAGCCGTATGTAGACAACATCTCATATTTTAGAATCTTTTAACATCAAGTATCAGTACAATTCTTCTATCATCCGTGGTCTTCTTAACCATGTGATATCTCGAATGATCGAATAACAAATCTTCGCCCGGTTTGTGTTCATGCGTCTCGTATTCCGTGTCTAGAGTACTCGTACCCTCGAGTGTGAGGTGGTATCTGAGATATAAGTTGTGTTCCGCTCGGTGAGGTGGTATGGTCATGGGTCCTTCCATCACGGATATCACTCCACCAACGACGCGCGGTATCTTGTCTATGCACCTCTTTATGAGTGGGAAATCCTCGATTTTGTAATAGTAATAGTTCTCATTCTTTTCAAACCATGAATCGTCGTCATGAAAGTAGTACTTTTTAGCGTCCTTCATGCCCGACAATAAAGCGTCTCTTAGTTCTCTGTAGTACAATCGAATGATCCACAAGTCATTGTAATCTTTTGGGTAATAAAATGGTTTATGACACAACATGTCTATGAGTGTATTTCTCATGCCCACGAGTGGTCTGAGAGGTCTACTGAAATACAGGCGGTCTATTGGATTTTTAAAATAATCGAACGCCACCAAGACAACCGAGCCTAAGAGATATTTCATTATTTTCTCCATATATAATAAATGCCAGGTTATAAAGGAAAGGAATACTACGCACCAGAACCAACCGATGAAGTCGACACTCTCGATAAGCGTTTCTTCATGGGTCTCACTAGAACGCAGACCGGTTTGATCGCACCACCAGTGCTTTACTTCACCATGGTTCTCTTCGCCCTCGCCATGGCGCTTCCAGCCGTGTACAAAAAGCGCCCAGCCTTGTTGATACCACTCGCCATTGGTTTGTACATCAATGGTATTCACTTGTACCACCACTACATCCTCTTGAAAAAGTAAATTATTTTAGACGTGTATATTAATAGAATGTTCCTATCAAAGGTGTTCGCAAACTTGATATTTCAGTCACTCGTGACATACGGCTTTGCGAAGGCTACCATAGAAGATCCAAAAATGAGTAAGGCTGTCGCCGAAAATGCGCTCACGTACATGGTCGCGTGGTTCGTCGCGCTTCTCATGTTTGCGTTTACGAAGAACATCATCACGCGATTCATGCTTTTCACAGCTTTGTCCGCCGTCGCGGGTATGTTATTGGGTACGCGAGGTGAGAGAGACGTAAAGGAGGCTTTGCTCGATGCGGTCACCATTTTCATCACCATGTTTGTATTGGGTGCCGTCACGCGCATGCTCGGGTATGATCTCAGGATGCTCGGTTCTATTTTGTTCGTATGTCTCATAGGTTTGATTTTGGTAAGGCTATTCACGGGTAAGAGGTATTCTCAGATCATCGTACCACTGTTTGCTCTCTTCGTCATATACGATACCAACAACATACTGAGACGAAACTACGAAGGTAATTTTGTGGGTGCGTCGTTCGACTACTTCGCCGATATTCTTAATTTGTTCAGTGGTCTCCTCGAAAATGAATGAACACCATACTTTTTTGAAAATGAAAATCGAAAAAAAAATAATTTTTTTTTCACTTTCTTTTAAAAGAAAAAAGTTTCAAAAATAAAAAAAATATTTTTTTAAAAATTTTCAAATGTTAATAATAATGAAAGTTACTCTCAAGAAAAGTCCGATCCGGGACAAGAAGTACAGAGTGACATTTCCAGATGGCGACCATGTAGACTTTGGGGGCAAAGGATACACGGACTATACCATACACAAGAACCCAATGCGCATGCGTCTCTATGTGTTACGACACGGTGGTGGAGACACTCGTAAATTCAGTGATCCACAAAGGGTACACGAAAGAATGTCTAAAGTGACTAAGAGCAAACTCGAGGATTGGGAAATCTCGGGTTTGAAGACGGCGGGTTTTTGGTCGAGATGGCTTCTGTGGAGTGAACCAAGTCTACGGGAGGCGATGAAACACATGAAAATGAGATTCGGATTAGACATCACTTAGAGAATTCATCGTAATGATAAAAAATGGTGATAACACCCCTTCGTGTGAGAATAATCACGAGACCACGGTTACCAAAACGTAAACGAATCGTAACGTGTTCCTCTAGACCGGAAATCACACCGGCTAAAGTCATCGAAGCAGTCGCCGGTAAGACTGCGGCATACGGCGTGATACTAGGAACCGCTAACTGGATTGTATCCGGTGCGAACCCGATCGAACAATATCATCGCCCCGAATTTGCGTGTTTGGGTGTGTTGTGTTCCGCCATATCTGCGTATTCGGTAGACAGGTGCGTCGCACAGTCAAAGAGTATCGAGGAATTTGATAAAGTTTCTCATGTTGAAACCGGACGATTGGCCATGATCATATTCACGTCCATGCTGATTGGCTGTAGCATTTAATACACTTAAACGTGAGCTACGTCTATTATGAAAATGGAAAGAGATAGGTTAATTTTCTTCATGAAAGCGCACGCGCGGGGTATGATCGCCAAACACCGCGCCATCGTAGAAATATACCTAACAAAGCCTTCGGGTATCGGTGAACACTCCGATGTAATGGAAGCCATGGAAGCGGAACTCGATTTGATCGCTAAATACAGTGACCGACTCGAAGCTCTCGAAAAGTACATCGTTAACCCGGACACAGAATAAAATATATGTAAATATTAAATTATGGTACTACCATTTTTGATTCTTCCATTGTTGAATGTTTTGGGTATAAATGTGTTTCCGGGTCAGGATGCGTGGAGTCCAACTGTCCCATTCGACAAGAACAAGCATTACTCCATGTCAGCCCTAAGCATCCTTTGCTGTTGCATAATGATATCAAATGCTTTACGAAAGAAATTCATAGGGTGGTGGGTTCCAGTACCAATGAAGCCGGTGGGTTACGGTTCATTGGCCGTGTGTTTAGGTCTGAGTTTACTCGTTTTAATAGATACAATACACAGAGTCCAATCACTCGGCAAGACGGACGAGTCACAAGAGGGATAGGTGTGAATGTTCCAGGTGAAGAGTAAACCTAAGTCAAGCATAGTCTTGTAATTAATAACTTAAACCAGTTTAAATGAAGCGATTATTAATATTTGACCTCAATGGGATCTTTCTAATTCGCCGACGAGATAAGACCTCCCAAAAACCAGATTTTATAGTCGGAAATTTCAAATGTTTTGTGCGTCCAGGCATTCGAAAGTTTCTTAAATGGGCGCATCATAATTATGACGTGGCTGTGTGGTCTTCAACTATGCCTCACAATACGATACCTATTGTGAGGCATATTTGGGGTAAGAAAATGAAAGATCTGAAATTTATTTATTCTCAGAGACAATGTACCAATATCGGTACTATGGATAGTGGAAAGCCTGTATTTCTCAAAGAACTTAAATATGTATGGGAGATGTTTCCATGGTATGACGAAACGAATACATTATTGATAGATGATTCACCCCATAAAGTAGTCAATAATCCAGCAAATACATCTATCCACCCCGAACCCCTAACATTTGAAACGCTTAATAATCCAGTAGATTTGCAAGAATTGATAGGCCTAAGTCGGGGTAATAGACCTCTGTAATTCAAAATTTAATCATGGAAGACCTTACCTCGCTCATGGAGACCCTCGACCTGGTTGCCAAGTCGATCCCGGAGGGCGAATACTTGAAAATGTGCCATAATATGAAAAACTTGTACAAGGTCGTGCCACGAGCAACTTCTCCCGAAGCGCACTTATCGAGGGTCCATGTCAGGCTCGATGAACCACCTCAAGTTGCCCGCCTCCGGGAACTTAGCGGGGGTTACATTGCCAGAAAAAGGGAAATTCGTCGCCATAAAAGCCGTCTCAAATATATGCGTATCAAAAAGAGAGTGACCGCTGCAGTCCGGGAAAGCGCGGTTCGTGAACGATGTCACCAACTTGGAATACGAATTCGCGAGTATACTATTGACGAACTTCGTGCGAGGGGTCATCAAATTCCCGACGAACGAAGCTTTTACCGTGATTATATGGATAGAGTGAACCAACGCACACAAGCTTTAATGAATGATCTGAACGGACGCGTTAGAGAAATGAACGAGGAAACCGACAGGGATATCCCTGAATGGGACGCACTCTACCTCGAGGCCTATGATGTACCGCGCCCGGCGGATTGGTTCTGGTCTTGGCAAGCTGGTTATGTGTAGCATTAATAAAGATACCTCTATGTAATTACGTCATGAACGACTCTCCACACCCACAACTAGATTTCGCGTTTGGATTCTCAAACGTGAATTCACTCTTCAAACGATCACTCACGTAATCCATCTTTGTACCAATGATACTCATCAATGCGTTCGTGTCGACGACGATCTTAGCTCCGTCTTCCGTCTCCACTAACTCGTCAAGCTTTTTGCGCTCGTTCTCATTCATGTAATTCATCGTATACATCATTCCATTACAACCCCTCGTCTTTACCCCGATCTTTAGGTATTCCTTATCATTCGCCAGTAATAATTCTTTTATTTTTCTAGACGCAATCGGTGTCACCTCCATCACCTGTTTCAATCGCATCCTTTATTTATACAGAGACTAAAAGAAATTGTCTGTTCGGTACATCTTCGCCGAAAAGTCACCCGATTGACCGAGAATGTTCACGGTCTCATTACCATAGATTTCTTGGCATCCGATATCATCCATGCAATCTCTTTCACCCATCGACACTGGAAGAGAGTACATTTGATCACCCGGGGTTACCGTGTAATAATGGTATCTGTCTCTTCGTCCACGAACTTCCTTGCCATACAAGGGGAGTGTCTCGTCGTTTTCACCGAGTAACACTCCCATTTGTTGAATACGTCGTGGTTTGTATTCCTTGATCGGCGGCGCTCTAAATTCACGGGTCACTGGAATCTGAACTGGGACGTGGACGCGCTCTCTCGTGTGGATTCGCTTCACGGGTTGGGGCTGTGTGAGCTTATACAAAATTATGAGCAATAACACGAATATAGTTATGAGCATAGAGGTATGTTTAGTCTTCGCCTTCATTATTATTACACTTAGATTTTAATAAAGGTTATCTTAAATCAATTCTCCCAAGTCTGTATTGCGTGAACAACCAAAGGCAGAACATGACCGTTTTCAAAAATTTATTTGCATCCGTGTCATCCATCTTATATATAGGACCCATGATGCGACCAAAGAATGTCTTTTCCTTACTGTTTCCGGTAACGAACATTTCCATCTGTGTGAGCGCACACGTATCGTCATTCACAGACCAATGGTAAAAGATGAATGGAACCACTATGCTGTACATTTCAAGCAACTCTGTATTTTTCAGGAAGGGTGTTACGAGTACCGCGCCAAATAATACGAGGTGAATGAAGAATATAATATTCATCTATTTATATGGAGCAAGAAAATAATAACGCCATCGAGGGGTTTCCCAGAGACATAGAGAAACCGGAGCCACCGAGGAAATGGCACCCTCAACAGGAAAAAGTACTCAAAGAGTGGGGTGAAGCCGCCGCGTGCTATAGATACTTAAATTACCAAGCATTTCTCATGTTTCAAAAATTAAGTATGCGTTTTACTCTCCCTGTTATCGTGCTCTCTACCATAACCGGTACCGCAAATTTCGCCCAAGAACAATTCCCCGTTAGTATACGTTCGTCTGTACCATCCATCATCGGAGGTTTAAACCTCATCGCCGGTATTATAGCGACTATAATGCAATTTTTGAAGATTAACGAACTCATGGAGAGTCATCGTTCTGCGTCACAATTGTATGGTAAACTGTCGCGAAAAATTAGACTTGAACTCAACCTTTCACTCGTAAACAGATCGATGGATGGAAGTGACATGGTTCATGATTGTCAACAAGAAATGGACAGGCTCATAGAACAAAGTCCACCTCTACCCAAATCAATCTTAACTGCGTTCGATCGTGAATTCCCCAGCGACGATGTCTTTACAAAGCCAGAAATATTGCACGTTCACCCGATACTCCCTTTCAAGGCCATCAAGGAATATTCCATCATGAGTCTTCTCAAAGATCCACGGGAAAGAAACATGACCGACGGAGAATTAAAAGAAGAACTGGATGAGTTACGCGGACGTGTTATGCCCGGAAATAAAATTGCAGAAGATCCATTGAAAAAGAC